TGTGTCGTGCATTGCGGTAACGGCCACAATACAGGCGAGTGTCCAGGGATGCGCCGCTTCAGGCTTTACCGCCCCACTCCGCCGCAACACTACGTTAAAGAAGGTTACGCAAACGAGGCCGACGAAGTGCAGCTTGAAGGGTGTGTATTTACTGATGGCACCGTAGTCGTGCGTTGGTGTACTGATACAAAATCACACAGTATATGGGATAGTCTTGATGATTTTAAAAAAATACACGGCCATCCTGAGTATGGTACGGAATGGGTTTGGTTGGATAAATGAGCACAATAATCGCTAGTTTTTGCCTAGACAACGATGAGTCGATCGTCATACGGCACGACGTAAACCAACGCTATATAGGCATCAAAATTCCTTCACGCTCCGGTTACGTTTGGATAAAGAACGCTGAGTTTGAAGCCTTACGCGAAGGACTATGGCTCATGGAGGAGCGAGTTATCTCTCCTTCTCCAGCCATAGAGAGAGCCGTATGCGAAGCCTTGATTGAAGAAATTGAAGACATCGACCAGTCGCGTGACGTTGAAGAAGATGGGGGAGGCTACTATTGGTGCACCTCGTGTGAAATGACCCTCGAAGAACCCGAACAGAAATGCGGCTGTATCTACATATACGAAAAACGCAAGCAACGCTTGGCGATGTTAAAAACCAGGTTGGCCGCCCTCGATAATCTATAGAAGGAGAAGAAATCATGACCAACAATGTTAAGGAGCAATCATGACCAACCAACCGATGCACGACTTCATGACTAGGCTGGGATTCACTCAATTAGAACAGATGACGCCTCAAGGCCGTGTGTGGACTCATCCAAATTTTCAGTTTGGTACATGGTTTGACGATGCGCAGGCCGAGTTCATGTTCCGAACTGCAATAGAAGCGCGGCTAGATGAGAACCAAATACTACTAGATAGGATAAATGATTGGAACCCAGAGCCTGGCCAACTAACAGCGGCTAATTTCGGCTCAGCTGGTGCTGGTCTCGAGACAGCAGGATGGAAGAGTAATTTTGAGGAGCGCATAGCCCAACTCGACCAGCTGCTTAGGGATGAGAAAGGAAACAACCATGAGTAAGTTTCGCGCAGTCATGATGCTTATATTCGCTAAGTACTGGACTGTTTGTATAGCCTACACACCTGTTAAAGTTACTACGAACAAGAACGGTAGCACCGACGTCCATACGAATGGTTTGATGCTATATTCTAAGAGCGGGGATGGTGGGGAGCAGAAAGGGGAGGAGCAGAAATGAGCATAACATCACGCTGTAACGGTTGCGGAGCTACAAGTTTAGATGGCGTACTTGGCCATATGCCAAGCTGTGCGGCCGCTAAACCGTCAATTATGCAGGGCAACATCATGCCTAGTATGACAATTACTTTCGACAATCCAGAAGACCAACTGAGATTTGCTAAGGGTTTAACAAAAGGCGTGGGCGACACAGAAGTTACCGGCATGGCTACAACAGACGCAGAAGCGAACATGGGTGTTCCTATTGATTACCATGAAAATAACAAAAACTCTGTTACAACTGCAACACCGAGTAATAAGGAGCTGCTGAGATGAATGTCACATCACTTGAGTTGTCGAAAGAGCTGTATGAATTGAGCGGGTGGCAAGGAGCGAGTTATTGGTGGAATCTTACTGGCGAAGAAGCTAAGCTAGACCAAGAAGCGACTACTACCTGGGTATTAAAACCAGCAATCGAGGGCCCACACAAACCCATGCCTGATCGGTATCCTGCCTACGATTTGGGCTATCTGCTGCGGAAGCTGCCAATTAACACCCATATCGTGCATCAATATGACGAGGAGACGCAACGACATGGTTATAGAGCCGAGGGTTATTTTGGCGAGGTAGATATCTGGCGCTCATTTATTGCCGATGCCCCCGAAAATGCCGCTGCCAAACTAGCGATATATTTATTGAAAGAGGGAACCTTGAAGGGAATAACATGAGTATCGAGACCCAAATCAAAAGACTCATCCATGAGAGTAATCTCATTGAAGGCTATGACCGCCCAGACTTTGATAAGCAGAGTCTACTCGCTTGGCGTTGGCTTATGGATTCTGGCATTCCGTTTGATATGCTACAACACAATGACATTAAAAAGTTACAGAAAATGATTACGTTGTTACAAGACGATCTACGTCCCGATCAGCGCGGATACTACCGAAACATGAGCGAAATAAATGTGACCATTGGCGGTCGCCTAGCGCCGCATTATAGTGTGGTTGATGGCCTAATGGGTAATTGGCTGCTTGATTACCCTACCTTGACGCCTAAAGAGGCTCATATTCGTTTCGAGCACATACACCCCTTTGTAGACGGCAACGGGCGCACGGGTCGTATGCTTATGTGGTGGCACGAGCTCTGGAACGGGCTTATGATGGGTATGCCGTTTACTGTTATCACCAAAAAAGATGTAGGTGAATATTATGATTGGTTTAATGAAGAGAAGAAAGGAGGTAAATCTTGGGCCCCAAATCCCCAGACTATTTGATCCTAGGTGTTGTCGAAAGACATGCGAAAAGTGGCCGTAGCATACCTCTCAGCGAATGTATGTATCCGCAGCAGCCTAGGACTATAAATCACCCAATAAATAATTAAGGAGCGAATATGTCACAACAACTTGATCAAGAAACTACCAATCAGTCACTAGACTTTGGCCAAAAAGCCGTGGGTCTTACTTTTAATCCCTCAAACGGCACCGAAATTGGCGACCACGTTCAAACAATTAAAGAAGAGTGTGCCGCAGTCATCAATACTCTCAACAACCTACGTAACAGCAGCATGGGCAGTGAACAAAAGCGTATGTACTCAGTTGCTATTACTGAGCTCCAAACTGCTCAGATGTGGGGAGTTAAAGCTGCAACCTGGCAGCCCTAAAGCAACGACCCGAGTATGTCGTTAAACTATTCAGATTACCCAATAAGAGCACATTGAGTACGTCACCGGTGCGAATGTCCTGATGCTCGTTTGGAGCGGAGGGAGTCTCAATAATCCGGAATATCCCTGGGGCGAACTCAATGCTTATTGGGTGTGAATGGCAAGCAAGAGTAATATCGTGGTTGGGGCATGGAAGCGAAAGCTGCGCGTGCCAAGGCTTCCGCCTTCCATGATACTTGCTTGCCATTGTGGTATAATACAGGTGCACAACTTGTCAATGCTAAATTTAGTCGTTTACGTGTCATTTGTGTAGAAAAAGCCCAAGTTACCGAGAGGAATAGGGGCTTTTTTATTGCCGTACATTATATGAAATGCACGCAAGGCGTAGTATCCAAGAGAGTACGGTATAATAGAAAGGCCCCCGGTCCACTTCTGTGGTTCGTCCCGGGGGCCCTTTTAATTGGATTAGAGAGAGTGTTTTAGATGAATACGTGCAGGAACTTGTCATAGGCTATGTAAGCCAGGAGAAAGGCTGTACAAAGGCTCAGGAGGCCTACACGGTGGCGATATGTAAGGTACCAAAGGATTTTGGTGCTTTTCATTTCGCTAATGACCATAAGGTCAGATTTCTTGCTTTCTCGCGTACCAGTAGTTTGGTAGTGCAGAGCGTTTGATGCAGTTAACATGATATTCGTCCTTTCTCATGTACCATTGATGTTTTAAGTTTTAAGGTGGCCGGCAGTTAAGTTATTCGTCATTGCTTAACTTGAACTGTGTTTATAGATTAGCATAAGCGGTGTGTATTGTCAAGGGATAGTCACCAGTGTAATTGTTTTAAAGTAGTGCTAATGGTATAATGTGGGCAACATAAAGTAATCTCTTCGAACCATGTGTGAGGCGTCCGCGTTAACGTCTAGTTCTTTGTAAAGTCCTGAGAGACTTTATGTGTGAGCGTGCAGTCCTACCCTCTGCGCGTCTCACTTATGGCTCGAAACGATGTTGCATCAGTAGTAATTTTGGATCATGGCAGAGGTCATGTGGCTTATTTGAGGTTCACTAATTCTAAGTACGACATGAATATTAGTCATACGAGTAAGAGTTTTTTGTATAGGTTAGTAGAGTCGCAATGTGTGCGAGCAGGAGTGCAATAATTCAGGTGCAAATCAGGTAAAGGCTATGGCACAATTCCCTAACCCTAGTACGCAGTTTAAACCGGGTATATCTGGTAATCCTGCCGGCAAACCTAAAGGTACCAAGCATATCGCCACTTGGATTCAAGAGTTGCTTAATGATGAAGAGTTTGAGGCTCGTATCTTAGATAGTAAGATTGGCCTCAAAGAGTTTAAGGGCGCGCCGCTTAAAGCAATCATTGAAGTTGCTATTACTAAAGCAATCAATGGTGATAAACAGTGGGCAGACTGGTTGGCTAATAATGGGTGGAAGCAGCAGTTAGACATTACTTCGGATAATGAAAGATTAGGGGTTACTCTAAGTGCTGAGCAAGCAGAACAGCTTATCCGAGCGCGAGCAAACCGAAGCGCTCTATAGAGAGATTGCTGAGAATGGCACTTTTGCAGAGTACTGTATTGCTATAGATAGAAGGTATCAACTTGAATGGTTCCATGATGAAATTGCGCAGAAGTTAGAGAATGGTTATAACCGGCTTATGGCTGGTGAGAATGTGCGCATGATGATTTTTATGCCACCTCGTCATGGTAAATCAGATGAGTCTACACAAAAGTTTCCTTCCTGGGTGCTCGGGAAAAATCCCATAATTCCTTTTATGATTTCTTCTTATTCTGATGAATTGGCTACCGACTTTGGGCAAGGTACGCGAGATGTTATGCAATCAGAGGAGTACAAGGTAATGTACAAGACCAGGCTTAGAGCCGATGCTAAGGCTCGGGGCAAGTGGCTTACTGAAGAGGGCGGCGGCTATACGGCTGTAGGTGTTGGTGGTGCGTTGACTGGTCGAGGTTTTAAGATTGGTATCATTGACGACCCATTTAAGAACCGAGAGGAAGCTGACAGTCCTGTGGTTCGTGAGTCACGGTATAAGTGGTATCAGTCTACTTTTTATACACGTCAAGAAGGTAACTCGATGATCGTATTCATTCTAACTCGCTGGCACGAGGATGATCTAGCTGGTCGTGTATTAAAAGATGCATCAGAAGCTAAGAAATTAGGCGAGCCTTACGATGATTGGGAAATTATTGAGTACAAAGCAATTGCCACTGAAGACGATAAACACCGTAAAGAAGGCGAAGCACTATGGCCTGGAAAGTTTCCGATTGAGAAGTTACTTACTATGAAATCGAGTATGGGTAGTTACGAGTTCTCCTCGCTTTACCAGCAGAATCCGGTTGATGAAGAAAATCGTAAGTTTAAAAAAGTATGGTTTAAGTATCGCGATGTAGCCGTTGTAGATGCCATGGAAACCTATAATGTCATGACCATTGACCCACGTGGTAAGGATGATGTTAAACTTGGCAAAGATTTTGTTGGCGTAACAATTAACTTTGTAGATGGTCAAGGCAACTGGAACCTACTTAGCTATCGTATGAAATTGAGCGCTACTCAGCTCATTGATCTTATTTTTACTAATTGGCAGAAGTATAGCTTACACAAGATTGGCATTGAAGATAACCAATTTACGCAAGGTTTACAAATGTCCTGGGATGAACAGAGCCGAGTTCGCGGTGTGTATCCTTATATTGAATTATTGAAACATGGCGGCACCCAGAAAGAGCTTAGGATTGAAGCATTGGTGCCACGCTACGAACGAGGGGGTATATATCATCTTACCCGCAACGGAGCTAATCAGTGTTCCGATCTTGAAGATGAGTTGGCATTATTCCCTAAGGCTTCTAATGACGATGCAAGTGACTCCGCTGCTTACCAGACACAGGCCGCATTAAGACCGGACATAGACAACGGTAGGGCGCCTACCAGCGGTAACTTAAGTAAATTATGGGGAGGATAAGATGAAGAAAATACCAACACTATTTAAGCGGGATTTTAATAATGGTGGTCAGATATACGACGAATATTCCGACGCTACCGAATGGGTGCGTAATGGTGAGGGCGTAGCCACACGTAAATATGACGGCACCTGCGTACTTATTCGTGATCATAAAATGTATAAGCGATATGAACTTAAGGAAGGTCGCATTGCCCCTCCTGATTTTGAGCCAGTTGATCATGATGAGACAACCGGCAAGTCAATGGGCTGGGTACAGGTAGGTTGGGGTGCGGAAGATAAGTGGTTTCGTGAAGCGATTGACGGTGGAAACCCCGACAAGGTTACGAACTATCCCGACGGTAACTACGAGCTACTTGGCCCCAAAGTGCAAGGCAATCCCGAACACGCGGACAAACACTATTTGCACGATTTCATGCGTAAGGCCGAGGAATACCCTAACCCACCTATGGGCTTTGAGGAGCTGAAAGATTGGTTGACCGATAAAGATATTGAAGGTCTAGTCTGGCATCATCCTGATGGCCGTATGGTGAAAATCAAGAAAAAGGACTACCGGCTGAAGCGATGACCTGGATTGACCTAACCCCCGATCTAACCGAAGAAGGCCAGCAGCGCCTAAATGTTGGCGAGGTGCTTATATTCAACTACGAAGGCTCTAAGACCAACATACGGATCATGCGCAAGTATAAGGGCAAGGTCTGGGGCAAAGAGGTGCAATTGTACCGGCCTGATCAAATAACTGTGGAGGATAAGAAGTGATCAAAGTTTACCCAGGCAACGGGCTCTCGTTTTATGATGATAAGGCAAAAAGGTATGAATAGCCTACTTATAAATGTTCCTCCGGGCGGTGGAGCAGCTACAAGGCTGCTCGATGAGAACGAGGCCAGAATTACTCATTGCGGTATGCCAGAGTGCACCGCAATGGCCGTGCGTGTAGGAGTTTTTGAAACGGACAAAGATAACTGCGCAGAGATTCGTGGATTACGCGGAAGTCATAAGCAGATGGGGCTATGGTCTAGTGCAGAAACGGCGTTTGGTTGGGCATGACCGACTACGGCACCGAAAAGACCACCTCAACCCTCAACGGTAACGAAATAGCGGATGTCGTAAAATACCGGCGTGGTGAGATTGCTGTGCGGCTACGCAACTACCGCGTCAAAGTGAAAGTGGTTAACGCCCAGGACGAGATGAGCGAGTTTATACGCTTTACCGACGAGCTGGCCAAGCTACGGCAGCAGGGCAAACTCACCGTTGATAAAGACGATGCAACTACCTTCCCTGCGTTCATAATTCAGTATCCACGAGAGGATGTGGATGGAAGCTACTTTATTATTAAGAGTTATACTGTCGTTGTATGATTTGTCTTATCAATCCAAATATGCTACTCTCCAATTAGAAACAAGTTGTACCAATACTCACGGCCCTTGTCGTGACTCGTAGTTGCCAGCTTACCAGTACCTCACTCCTGATAACATTGTAGAAGTATTTAAGGCGTCTCAGCAGTACACTGAGGCGCTTACTGATAACTTTTTAGAATATGAGCGTATTGCTCGTAACAAGCCTCATGGTAGCGTACCGAAAGAGTTGCCCAAGACTACTGACGGTACTACTGCCTCGATTATTCGTAAGACACCTCATCGTGTAATCCAACAGCTTCCAACTGGTAAGGTAACGAGTGACACAAATGATTGGCTCAGTATTGTTGCTGAGTTCATTTATACGCATAAGATTATCCCTAATGCCAATGAAGGGTATGCACTCCTGCAGAAGTGTTGGAGTGTTGTTGAGCGTTTCCTAACATTTGGCTTCTGTGCCACCTATGCCCCGTTCACTGAGCATGGTGGCTATTTTTGTACTGATTTGCGTTTGCCTTATTGGGGCGACATCTTTTTACAACCAGGAAAGTTAAGCGATGCTGATTCCAATTACATATTTATGCGTTCTTGGTGGCAGACAAATGACTTGGATGCCCTTATTGCTTCTCAAGAGAAGCTAAGTAAAAACACTAAAAGAACATGGGATGTCGAGGCATTACGTAAGGTTAAAGACATTGTTACCACTAAAGACGACAAGGCTAAGACGCCGCCCGAGCGCGAGAAGAATATCAACACTAAAGGCGGTGTTGAGCTTATTACTGGTTTCCAGCGCGGCGTAGGTGCTGAGTTTCTAACCTTCCACGTTCAGAACACTACTGTTAATGGTAAAAGTGTTTCGCAGGGTACGATAGTGCGCACTAAGACAAACAAAGATCCTCGTGGTGAACTGACCATTAACTTTGCTTACGGCGACATAGATGGCTCTAATCCATTCGGTCGTAGCATCATTGAACTCGTTGGTGGCTTGCAGAACCTTATGGACGGCGAGATGCAGATGTACCAATTCAATCGTGCATTGATGCTTGCGCCACCGATTATTAAGCGCGGCAACTATAACAAGAACCGGCTTAAGATGGCGCCTAATGCTATTTGGGATTTGGGTGCTGATTCCAACAACTCAGCTGAGACCGCTAAGCTAGACAGCACAGCTATAGCTAATTTTCCTAATAACTACGGGCTGATGAAGTCGCAGTTGCTCAACTTATTGTCTTCTCCTGATACATCTGTGAGTGCCGAAGTGGGCAATCCTGGCTTTAGTAAGACTGATTCTGGTGTTAAACAAAATGCTGCCAATGTGTCTGTTGATGATAACCATGTACGCAAACAGTTTGAGACATGGTTTGCAAGTTGGAGTGAGACAGCAATCAATCTGTACTTTGCAGAGCGCACGGGTGTAGAAGAACTACAACTCGATAAAGAGACGGCAGATAAATTACGTAGTCTAGCAGAAGACGGTAAGTTTGACCCTACCCTTATATCTGATGATGACAAGATCCGCATTGACTATGACACCGCGACTGAGCAGCTCCATTTTGAGATAGATGCCTCCACTTCCAAGATGCAGGACGAAGTTAAGCAATTACAGTCCTTGCAAGGTGTCGTAGAACTCTTAGACAAATCACCTTCTTTACAGCAGCTTGTGCCACCGGATAAACAAGTACAGCTATGGAACGCTCTTGTGGCTAACTCGGGCATAGAGAACCCTGAGAAGCTAGTCATTACTGACCAGCAAATGCAACAGATGCAGCAACAAGCGCAGATGCAAGCAGAGGCGGCTCAGCAGCAGCAAGTAGGCGTGCCACAAGAGCCTCAGGCGCCTCAGCCTCAAATATCGCCCGAAGACCAACAGTTTATTCAGCAACTCCAGCAAATGGATATACCTGACCAGCAGATAGGTCAAGCTCTTGCCATGTTGCATCACGGTATGCCACCCGAAGAAATATTGAAGATGTTAGTAGGAGCCAGTAATGGATGACGATAACTTGATGCCCAACGATGGAGCCGTGTTCAGTTTGCGCGAGCCAGAACAGCAATCGGTTGATCGTAAAAAAGAAAAGGCTCAGACACTTGAAGCTCTGCCTGTTCTTAAGGATTTACTTGAGCGTCTAAATGAACGTATTGCCTTTTATGGTTCTGTTGATGCAATCCCTGATGAAGTCAAGACAGATCCTAAGCAGTTCCTTATTGTACATAACGCTAATGAATTAACTAGAGACAATTTACGATCTGAGGTCGAATGGATTAACGGTTTAGTTGAGGAGCATGCACATAAGCGATAGGTAGATCGTGTGGTAGCTACCCTCCTGGCCATTCCAGGACAAAAAAGGTAGCTACCACAGGGCATATCTCTAACCCTCGAATCGCAGGCGTAACTTGCGTAAAAAATAACTTGGAGAGTACATGGCACCAGATGCCCCAGACGTACCAGTCGCGGATATTACACCCGATGACTTTATGAGCGACGAGCAGGGAGCGCCCAAAGCAGATTCGTCACCTGCGAAAGAAAAAACCCCTGAAGCGGCCCAGCCCGAGGAACCTGCACCAGCAGACCCTGAGGCTCCAGATGCTAACCCAGACCAGCCGGAAGGCGAACCTGTCCAGCCCGAGGAACCGCTTAGTAAGGCTGATGAACGAAAGCAGCAACTCAATACCGAGATTAGGGATCTAGTCTCACAGCGTAACGCACTTAAGGATGAGGTGTCTAAGGCCAATGCCGAAGTGTATCAGCCCGCAACTGAAGATGAGTTGGTGCAAGAAGGTCTAAGCGCTACTGATGCCAAGGTGGAAGCACTGCGGCAGCGTATCGAAGTTAAAGACTTCAATGATCGAGTAGCGGATGCTCAGTTGACTATCGAGAGTGAATCACAGCGAGTCTTAAGTGACTTCCCTATGTTCAACCCCGATAACAAAGAAGTATTCAATGAGGAGATGGCTAATGAAGCAGCAACGCTTTTGGAAGCTAACCTCATTCGTGATCCAAACACAGGCCAAGTAATTGGTTCTAATGTATCGCCTTACCAGCTCTACAAAACACTTGCCAGAGCTTCCGGCATTAGCGAGGCCAAAGGACAGATTAGAGGGCAACAAGCAACTGAAAGAATGTTGGCTAATGCTGATACTGCCAGTTCTGCCGCACCCCCGAAGAAAGCCGTTGATCCAGTTATTGCACTCTGGGAGTCTGACGATTAACCAAGGAAAATAAAATGTCAGCACAAAACTATGCAAGTGCAACATTGGCCGTCATTGACGAGCGTTTGGCACTTGAAACAAAAACCGCTGATGTCGTGAACAAAGGTGGTGTACGCCTTGAGTTCAACGGTAAAAACAGCGTTACCATCTACACCGTCAATGTGGTGTCTGAAGTTAACTACGTTCGTTCCGGTTCTAACCGATTCGGTACACTTAACGAGCTTGGTACTGGCCAGCAAACATTTACGCTGAGCCAAGACAAATCTTTCACCTTCTCAGTTGACCGGGGTAACCTGGAAGACTCGCAGATGGTGCAAGAAGCCAATAAAGCTGTAAAGCGTCAAGTACGTGAAGTATCTGTGCCTAACACAGACATCTACACTTTGGCTGCTGCGCACGCTCTTGCCTTGGCCCAAACTCAAGGTGCTACTGCCGCAGTAACTTCATCGAATGTTTACTCTAAGTTCCTGGCTCAGAATGACGCCATGACCGAAAGTAAAGTACCTGAGAGTGGTCGCCACTGTTACATGTCCCCCGCTACCTACAGCATGCTTAAACAAGACAGTACGTTCCGTCTGGCTTGTGATACTGCATATGCCGATCTTAAGAAAGGCATCATCGGGAACGTGGACGGTGTGATGCTGCACAAAGTGCCTAGCACTTATCTACCAACTAACGAAGTCTTCCTGTTTATCTGGGAAGAGGTTCTAATCCGCCCCATGAAGTTCAACTCTACTCGCGTCCTTACCGAGGTGCAGGGTATTGATGGTGCGGTAGCAGAAGGTCGTCGCTACTACGATGTGTTTGGCCCAGCCAACAAGGTCGTGGGTTTGCGTTATCACCTGTCTGCGTAACAATTAAGGAGTTTTTATGGACGCAAGTAAATTACCAAAAGGAAAGTCACTTGAGAAAACCAGCGATGGTCGCCCACTCAACATGCCGGGTGTATACAAGCACCGGGATAATGGCGCACTGTTTACAACCGCGCCTGGTGAAGAGGGTGTTATTCAGGCAGACGCCTTAATGGCCCCTGTATGGAAAGACGCTTGGGAACGAGTAAGTGATGTACCTTCGCGTACTGAAATCCTTGCTGCCCAGAAAGCTCAAGCATTAAAAGATGCCGCCAGTGAAGCTGCTGCAAAGAAGGCTGAAAAAGCCGAACTCGATGCCGCAGTAGCTGGGGTTAAATAAAAACGAAAGGATTATAGATGGCAAACCCAACCACTCTATATGTAGGTCAGGATGGCCGTACCACTGTTGATGTTACGGAAAACAAAACCCTTGCGGCCGTTGACTCTGGCATTGTCCAAAATGTCATTACTGATGCAATCACTGTAACGTTGCCCACATCTGCTGCGGCAACCGTAGGCGCCACGTTTATCGTGCGCAACGGTGGTGTACCTAAAAGCGGTGCACCTGCCGGTACAGGCGATGACTTCTCTTGCCTGGTAAAACTTGCTCCAGGTGCTTCTGACGGCATTAGTGGTCTTGCATTTACTGCTGCCACTAACAAAGCCGCTTTGAACACAAAAGCAACCGCTCGCATGGGCGATGAACTTGTAGTGGTAGGCTCTGGCGTTACGTCAGCTGCTGCTTGGTTCGTGCAACGTGCTAGAGGATTCTGGGCTCGCGAGGCCTAGTTAATAAATAGGTGGGCTAAGCCACGATAGCGATAATCGTTGATTGCTACGGTATACAGCCCACCTAGCCAAATAAAAGAAAGAAAATATTATGCCAAACTTATTAGCTACTCTCGGCCAGCAATATGAAATAATTGCGGGCACTGGTATTGCGGAAAATCAAACGCTTACCTTTGACGGCAGTACAGTAGGTGTCGTTGGCGCTCTTCGCTTATTTCAAGTAAGTGGGGTTGTCGCTGTCAAAATCTATCCACAAAGCCTAAGGACACCGCGTAGTGTAAACGGTACCCTTGCTCTTGGTACTGTCACCCTCACAACGGGCTTTGTTACTACGACAACTGCCACTTCAATACTTATCCATAAATCATGGATAGCATCACCAGCTGCTCTAACTGCCGACACAGTTGCAAACTTCCCAACACTCGTAACCGATGAAGATATTATCTTAACGGTTGGTACAGGCGTTATTACGGATGGTGTGATTAGCTTTACAGCTATATGGAAGCCTTTGACCCCAGGAGCTACCTTAACGGCCGCGCCAGCAGGTTCGAGTGCTTCAGCTTCAGCATCTCCGAGCGCTTCGGTGTCTGCCTCGGTATCACCCAGCGCCTCCTCCTCGTTGTCTCGTTCACCAAGCGCTTCACTTTCACCCAGTGCATCCGTTAGCCCGTCAAGCTCAGTATCGAGTTCCATTAGTGCATCCGTTAGCCCGAGTGCGAGTGCGAGTCGTTCGCAATCACCATCGGCTTCAGCTAGCCCAAGCGCAAGTAGCAGTCCTTCAACTTCACTATCACCAAGTGCGTCTCGATCACCGAGCGCTAGTGCAAGCCCATCATTCGCGCCTTAAAGGACTAATCTATGATACGCAAGACTGGATCATTTCAAGGACAGAGCAACAAGCTCGGATATGGTGGCCGTGCCGCTCAACTTAAAACACTAGGGGTGCCAGGTGGTGTCATAGGGAACCTGGCCAGGAAGGCACACGCTGCTCTTGGCCAGGAGAATTATCATGGGCCATCGAGTGCTCTACATAAACTTATGGGCAGAAAGAAGAAAGCGTAATGGCCAAACTTGGTAAAACAATTAGTAATGTCATTCGTGGGGACACTCGTACTATAAATCTGACTTTCTTAGAAGCAGATGGTAGTACGCCTATCAACTTAGCTGGAGGGACGGCGTACTTTACCGTCAACTCTAGTTCTGATCCATCAGACGATACGAGTGCAGCTATCCAAAAGACAGCTACCAGTTTTACGAGCGCATCGACTGGTCAACATACTTTTACCCTAAGCCACACTGATACCAATATAGCGCCCGGCACCTATTGGTATGATGCGGAGTTCGTCGATAGCCTAGGTAGTTACCTGTCTGCTTATAGGGGCAAGTTCATAGTTCAATCCGATACTACAAGAACATAATTAAGGAGTTAGAATGGCTAACAAATCAGTAGCAGTAATTGGTGAGGGATGGGTCGGGAAAGCAATGTTACACCTGTTCCCTGGCTCGGTCGTATACGATGAACCACTAAGCAAAGGAACTCGTGCAGAGGTAAACAATTGCGACATAGCATTCGTTTGTGTCCCGTCGCCGAATGTCGGCAAGGGAAAATTAGATACCTCAATTGTCGAGGAGGTTGTTCGATGGTGCGAAAGCCCATTGATCGTTATCCGTTCTACGCTCAACCCTGGGACTGTAGATCGCCTGAAAGAATTGACTGGCAAACATATTGTCATGCAACCAGAATATCTGGGCGAAACACCGAATCACCCGATGCTCGACATGAGTACTCGACAGTTTATGGTAATTGGTGGCGAACCAGAGGATCGACGATTACTAATCGATCTATACACCACTGTTTATAATGCCAATACGAATATTCGGCAGGTAACTGCCTTAGAGGCAGAGGTTATAAAGCTCTCTGAGAATCGAGCCATAGCTTTTAAGGTAGCGCAATGTCAAGAGCTGTATGATGCTTGCCAAGCGCGAGGTGTGGATTACTACACCGTCCGTGATGCGGTATACGGCGACGATCCTCGCATGAATCTTTGGTGGACATTTATCTACCCGGACAAACGAGGATTCAGCTCAAAATGTATTCCAAAGGATGTGTACGCATGGCGTGCATGGGCAATCAATGATGGTATAGATCTTGAATGTGGTGAGCTTACTGGCGACCTGCTTCACTACAATGATAGGCTGCTTAATGCTTAGCGTCATAATTCCAAGCCGCTCAGACCAATACTTGCAAAAGACTGTTGATGATCTGCTAGCTAAAGCTGAAGGCCAAATAGAAGTCATTGTGGTGCTCGATGGCATATGGTCAAATCTGCGGGATGACCCAAGAGTTGTTGTTCTACACCACGGCGAAGTGCACGATAATGTTGGTATGCGTGGCAGTATCAATGCTGGCATGCGCATTGCTCGAGGCGAATACGTCATGAAAATTGACGAGCAGTGCATGGTCGACCAAGGCTTTGATGTTAAGCTCATTGCCGATTATAAGGACAACTGGGTAGTTATACCAAGACGTTATCGTCTTGAACCAGAAAGCTGGACACTCATCGAAGATGGCCGCCAACCAATCGATTATATGTACATTGCTTACCCGTATGAGCGCCCATTTGATAAGACCTGTGGGTTACACGGTGCAGAATGGAAGCGCCCTGAGCGTAAAGATGTTCTCATAGACGATACTATGAGCTGGCAAGGTTCTTGCTACTTCATGAAGAAAAATTATTGGGACAAATTGTTTCCTGAAGGCTTAGACGATAAAAACTACGGCACATTTACTCAAGAGGCTCAAGAGATTGGTAACAAGGTCTGGTTGTCTGGTGGCCGGTTAGTTGTTAATAAAAAGACGTGGTACGCCCACTGGCACAAAGGAAAGCATGGTAAAGGCTATGGATTCTCAAACGAACAGTACAAGCGCCACCTCGAAGGAACCGAGCGAGGCCGACTCTATTGCATCGACTACTGGCTCAATACTAAAGATTATGCTTATGACTTTAAATGGCTACTTGAGAAGTTTTGGCCGGTTCCTACATGGCCCGCTAACTGGCAAGAACAAATCTTAGTAGATAGGGCTAAGGACTTTTCAAGCACTTACGGGAAAGAGTACAAACCGACATGGTAGTTGGTCATGGCGATATTGGTTCGGTGTTGCCCGAACGTGATGATTTGTTATTTTTTGCTTCAGGCGTAAGTAACAGTCAGGAGATCAGAGAGACTGCCTACCAGCGCGAGATCGATCTACTACATAAACAAGATAAAACGCAGCATCTAGTGTACTTCGGGTCATTAGCTGTTTACCACACAGATACGCGTTATACACGGCACAAACTCCGCATGGAAACAATTGTGCGTAACAACTTCCCCAAGCATACTATTGTGCGACTAGGCAATATTACGTGGGGAACGAATCCGCATACTCTTATAAATTATTTCCGTACACATCCAAAGGCTGAAGTGAGGAATGAGTACCGATATATTGTTGACAGGGACGAGTTTTTGCATTGGATTGGTCTAATTCCTTCGTGGAGTTGCGAGATGAATATTACCGGTAAACGAATGTCAATTAAGGGGATAGTCGATGAATATTGCCACGTTGGATTACATACGAAATAAGTTTGGCCTGAACTTTGATAGTGCCACGCGCATGCCAGTTGAAATACCAAACATTGGCCGTAACGGCTTAGCGGATTTGTTCCATGAACTGAGCTTTAAAACTGGTGTAGAGGTAGGCGTCCGCGATGGTGAATACTCAGAGATACTCTGTAAAGCAAACCCAGATGTTAAATTATACGGTGTTGACCCTTACGAATACCATAAAGGCTACCGTGACATTACCCGCCAGAGTACATTTGATAGGAATTGGAATATAGCACACGATCGCCTGCGCCCTTTCTCAAAGTACGAGTTCATTAGGGACTACAGCGACAATGTTGTACATGACTTTGCTGATAGTACCCTAGACTTCGTATACCTTGATGGTGATCACTGTTTTGAGAGCATTACGAATGATCTAGCCTTGTGGATACCCAAAATACGTAAAGGCGGCATCATTGCCGGCCACGATTATGTTAAACACAAAGGCCCCAGCAAAATACACGTGTACCAAGCTGTTAATGGCTATACTGACGCTTACCAGATTAAGCCATGGTTTGTGCTTGGTCTAAAAGAGATAACCGATGGTGTCATCCGTGATGAGTCTAGGAGCTTCATGTGGGTCATAGAGTAGCGGTAATTAGTGCGAGCTTGGGTAATTTTGATAGGCAACAAGAGCATGTTCCGCAATCGTTAGCCTGTGATTTCTATCATTTTAACGATGAGAACTACCCGCCTCGCGTCAATGCCATGACACCGCGTTTGCAAGCTAGGACCGTAAAGATGTTTGGTTGGCAAATGGTGCCAGACTACGATTTCTATATATGGGTCGACAGCTCGTGTAAACTATCGCGCCCAGACTCGGTCAAATGGTTCTTGGAACAATGTAAGGATGTGCATATGGCCGTGTTCAAACACCCGCATCGTAATACGATCCAACAAGAAGCAGATTACTTGAAGCAGCGTTTAAACATGGGATGCCCATACATTACGCCCCGCTATACTAACGAAGACATCGATGGTCAGCTAGCTGAGATAAAAGCTAATAGGGCATTTGCAGATCAACACCTCTTTGCTTCAACTGCTTTTATTTATCGTAATGGCGCTCGGACACGAAAGGTACTCAAAGAGTGGTGGTACCATACTTCGCGCTATCATTCTATCGACCAGCTCTCATTACCCTATGTGTTATTCACTCAGAGTGGATTGACCCGTATTATTCCAGATAATTATTTAAAAACACCATGGATTGAATATGTTAGAGCCAAATAACGATTTAACAATTGTCTACTACACAGCCAATGTGATCAGCAGCCATTTTGCTAATAATACGCGTCAGCAATTACTGAAGGCCGTGAATGGCCTTCCTATTATCAGTGTGTCTAAGAAATCTATTCGCTTCGGCCAAAATATTTGTGTGGGTGCTACGCCCCGCAATCACTTGAATATATACCGGCAAGCGCTATTAGGCGCAAAGGCAGCCCGGACAAGATACATTGCCTTGGCTGAGGACGACGTGTTGTATTCGCCCGAGCACTTTAAGCATCGTAGCTCTTCTGGAATGTTTGCATACAATTTAGGTGCTTGGAATATATTTACCTGGTCAGACCCCATGTTTAATTACAAAGGTGGTGGTCGTATAAACCTGAATGGTCTCATTTGCGAGAGAGACTTATTTATCAATGCCATGGAAGAACGATTTAGGCTTTGGCCCGATGACTCCAAAGTTAATTTGAGTGTGTGGGCCGAGCCGGGTAAATATGAACGACAGCTAGGTGTGACCGTACAACAAGTTGAAACGTTTTATACTAATCCACCAAACATTGTATTTTCACATAAGACTGCTTTGGCATTTCAGAATCTCGGTATGCGTAAAAGACTTGGCGAGATGCGGGCATTAGAAATACCTTATTGGGGTAGTGCACAGGAGGTGCTAAAAAACTATGAAATATGACTTGTCTATACTGATACCAAGTAGAAATGAAATGTTTGTATCTAATACCGTGGCTGACATTTTGAAGAACAAGCGTGGCAAGACTGAAGTCATTGTCGGCCTTGATGGACAATGGGCCGCACCAGGTATCCCTGACCATCCAGATGTGCGCATAGTGTATGTATCAGAATCTTTAGGTCAGCGTGCCATGACCAACTTACTTTGCCGACTAAGCCAGACGAAGTATGTCGCTAAGTGTGACGCACACGTAGCATTTTCTGAGGGTTTTGACACAGAACTTATGAATGCAATGCAAGGCCATGACGACTGGACGATTGTACCAACCATGAAAAATCTGCATGCCTTTGATTGGGTTTGTGAGAAAGGCCATCGGCGTTATCAAGGGCCGAGCGGGCCATGTACAGAGTGTAGTAGTGAGACAGCACGAGATGTCATCTGGTACGCAAAACCAAGTCCTAATAGCAACTCCTATTGTTTTGACAAAACATTACACTTTCAATATTTCAAAGACTTTAGTAAACGACCAGAGGGCAAAGGTGATTTGACACCTACAATGAGTTTGCAAGGTTCATTCTTCATGCTTACTCGCGATAAGTACTGGGAGCTAAACATATGTGATGAGGCATACGGAAGTTGGGGCCAGCAAGGAGTTGAGGTAGCTTGTAAGACCTGGCTTAGCGGCGGGCAAGTAATGGTAAACCAAAAGTGTTGGTATGCGCATATGTTCCGTACACAAGGTGGTGATTTCGGTTTCCCTTATCCTATTAGCGGCAAGCAGGTAGATCATGCTCGTCAGTACTCAAGAGACATTTGGCTCAATGACAAATGGCCACTTGCTAAATACAAATTGCAATGGCTAATTGATAAGTTTGCACCTGTTCCTTACTGGCATGATGGAAGCACTGCCAATGCGGGCGATAGTGAGCCCGCATCTGACAACGCAAAATCTATCATTTACTACACCGATAACCAGCTCAATGTCAGGCTGGCCAAGAAAGTACAAAATCAGATTAAGAGTGCTGGCCTACCGATAGTAAGTGCTTCGTTAAAACCTATGGACAATATGGGGACAAACATACATTTTGCGTCAGAACGTGGTCCGTTAACTATGTTCAAGCAAATCCTAGCAGCTTTAGAAGCAAGTACGGCCGACGCCATTTTCTTTTGTGAACACGATGTGCTTTACCATCCTTCACATTTCAACTTTACACCACCAAAGAAAGACAAGTTTTATTACAATATCAACGTCTGGCGAGTACGTGCCTCTGATGGTAAGGCTGTCACATGGGAAGCAAACCAAGTTGCTGAGCTTTGCTGCGACAGAGAGTTTGCCATTGTTTGGTATAAGGAAAAGATTAAGCAAGTAGAAGCTGGTAAGTTTGATAGGAGTTATGAGCCCGGGGGTCGTGATAGTACTTTGTTTGAACAATGGCGCTCGGAATACCCGAACATAGACGTGCGGCATACACAGAATCTAACTAAGAGTAAATGGAGTCCCGGGGACTTTCGCGACAAATCCACTTGTATAAATTGGCAAGAGACGACCATCGATAAGATACCTGGCTGGCCTAGTCTCAGACAGTTACTATAATTTCGTGATATTATCAACTTAGAAACAGCTTGTACCAATACTCACGGCCGTTGTTATAGGCAACGACATTGGCCAAACTCGAAACACTAATTGATCCATTCCATGCGGCAGCTCTAAAGACTGCCCTTTGGGTTGAGTTTACTGGCGGAGGTGCGACCCTTACTTATACGGCTGGGGTTAGCGCTAAGGTCAATTTTCCTGCTTCGACCACCTCATCGACTGATGGGGATTTAAGTTCTGGTGCTACTTACGATCTAGCTGCTAGCTATGCCTATCTCCATGTAATTACAGTTCCCTCAGCAGCAACCAACGCTGATGCTGAGCTAAGATTACAAATCAATTCTTCTAACTATGTGCGTTGGGTGTACGAAACTGGTACGCTATTTGCGCAATACAATGTAGCCGGCAGTAAAACTACTCCATTCTCGGTAGCCTACAATAGTATCACTCATGCTTGGTGGCGTATTAGGGAAGCTAGTGGTACTACCTTCTGGGATACCTCGATCGATGGGGTCAACTGGACTAATCGTGCGTCAGTAGCTAATCCTATAACAGAGACTGCACTTATTGTTTTAATTGCTGGTCTAGGCACCGCAGTCTCTGCTAACCCTGGAACGTTCGAATGGGATAATTTCAACACAACTAGTGGTATTAGTCCTAGTGCCTCGTCATCTCCTAGCATTAGCCCTAGTGCTTCCGTGTCGTCTTCGGCCAGTACAAGTCCATCAGCATCGAGGAGTCCTAGCTCAAGTGTTTCGGCTAGTGTGAGTCCTTCGGCCAGTACAAGTCCATCGAGCTCAATTTCGCTTAGTGTTTCGCCTAGTGCTTCACGCAGTCCATCGAGCTCAGTTAGTGCCTCTAGGAGTCCGAGTAGTTCAGTATCGGCCAGTGTCAGCCCGAGCGCAAGTGTGTCTCCATCTGCTTCTACGTCGCTTTCCCTTAGCCCGAGCTCAAGCCTATCTGCGTCAATCTCGCCGAGTGCATCCCTTTCAGCAAGTAGTAGTGTGTCTGTTTCTATATCGCCAAGTCCTTCTATATCGCCTTCGTCGTCAATTAGTGCTTCGGTTAGCCCTAGCCCACCAGAGGTGATTACTGGACGCAAAGATGACATCATAATAGCTAAACAAGAAGATTCATTACTTATTAATCAAGTCTCACCTATAGAATTGGTAAGTATAAAGCGTATTGATTCGTTAGTGATAGTCCCACCAGCAGGCGGTACTCAGATAGTGGTAACGCCATGACTACGTTCTACGCATACACCTTGTACAGTAATTGTGGTCATGCCCAAAATCTGATTCTTTTGCTCCACAGCATGGGCTGCGAAGTCCGAGAAATACTAAAACCTTCGTCCATAGATTTAGTTTCATGTCTAGACTATAACATAGGGACACAATAATGTCAAGAGTCTGGCAATCGGGTTTTGAATCCAATAGCGCTACCACTGGCGTAGAGTTCGATAATGTTAGTGTTGGTATTACCTTTTCTACGACCACGGTTCGCACTGGCACCTATGCTGCTAGAGTAAACCCGACAGCTGCCGGTTGGCAGATTAGAAAAGTCCTATTCGCCTCTGATCAGACGACCATTGGGTATAATCGCTTTTACTTAAACATTGCTACTAATCCCTCTGCCAATATAGATATTTGCCAGTTTATTAATACCGCTGGAACAGTTGTTGCTCGTGTGCGTTTAACGACTACTGGGACTCTTGTTTTGAGACAAGGTACTAGTGGCACACAGATAGGCTCGGCATCATCGGCATTATCCACAGGTACTTGGTATCGGGTTGAGATCAAGAATGATGCCAGTACCAGCCCTGGGGCTCTAGAACTAAAATTGGATGGCGTTACGGTTGCCTCGGGTGCTAACGACGTACAGGGTTCTTGGGCTAGAGTAGATCATGGCATCTTGCAATCCACCACGGCCGATATATTCTTTGATGATATTGCCACCAATGACTCAACAGGTAGCTTTCAGAATAGTTACCCAGGATCAGGGAAGATAATACACCTCAAACCTAATGCTGCTGGGGACTCGAATGGCTTCTCTGTTCAGATAGGTGGAACTGCTGGGGCCGCTAACAACTTTACTCGTGTCAATGAAGTTACGCCCAACGATGCCACGACTTACAATGGATCGACTGTACTAAACTCTGAGGATCTGTTCAACTGCGATGACTCTGGTATAGCTGCTACCGATACGGTGAATGTAGTGGCCATAGGAATGCGCATGGCCAACATAACATCGGCAGATGCTACCGCCGCTTTTAAGTTAGAGGTAGAAAAGACTAGCGGCGGTACTAAGGCACAGTCAGCAGCCATCATACCGAACTCAACGACTTGGCGTACTAATGCATCTGCTTCACCTTTTACTTATCCTTTAACCCTCTATCAAAACCCTGATGGCGCAGCTTGGACACAGACTACGTTGGATTCTATGCAGATAGGTTATATCCAGACAGCTACGAATGCACAGACAGTGGCGGTCAGTACTATATGGGCAATAGTAGATTATTCTTCGCCGGGAGTGTCTCCAAGTGCTTCGGTATCTCCAAGCTCATCAACTAGTGCCTCAACGAGTCCAAGTGCTTCGGTAAGTGCCTCAGTATCTCCGTCAGCGTCGATAAGCCCATCGTCATCCACGAGCCCCAGCTCATCTGTCAGTCCCTCGATTAGCCCCAGCTCGTCAATAAGCGCTTCCACAAGTCCTAGTTCCTCGGTGAGCCCTAGTGCGTCAATTAGCCCCAGTGCTTCAACAAGCGCCTCATTATCTCCGAGTGCTTCTATATCACCGAGTAGTAGTGTATCTGCATCGGCCAGCCCGTCAAGCTCGGTGTCGGCATCGGTTTCACCATCAGCATCGAGGAGTCCTAGCTCAAGTGTTTCCAGTTCTTTGTCTCCGAGTGCTTCAATAAGCCCATCAGCGAGTGCATCAAGAAGTTTATCGCCGAGTAGTTCCATATCGGCTAGCACTAGTCCAAGTGCGTCAACTAGCCCCAGTTCCTCAATATCGGCTTCAATAAGCCCTTCATCTTCGGCGAGTGTATCTCTGTCATCGTCTATTAGCCCCAGCCCCAGCGTTAGTCCGTCGCCATCTCCAGCCTTCACCCCACCCACTTCGAATATAATAGCTATTCAACAAGATGATCAGATTATAATTAACAAAGCTTCACCTATTGAATTGACAATAATAGACTAATGTGATATATTGGTGCAGTTGTGAAAAGACGAACCCTAGTAATTTTAGCTGCACTAACTTTATTGCTCAACATCGCAGCTTTATCGGCAATCGGCCTTCTAGTAAAAGCTGCAGACAATACACCATCGGCCCCAACACTTTCAGTAGAGGAACTTTGGAAGCTCACTAATCAGAATCGACAAGAACCGTTGTTACTCGACGAACATTTAGATCGTTCCGCGCAGGCTAAATGTCAGGATATGGTCACCAAGAACTACTACGACCACTATGCCCCCGACGGTATGGCGCCTTCAACATTTATTCAGCACGAAATTGGTGTTAACCCTAATCAGAAGATAGGAGAGAACCTCGTAGAAGTAGGTGGAGTCAATAGTCATCTATCTGATAAAGACATCATAGATTCGTGGATGGGTAGTCCCAAACATAAAGAAAACCTACAAGATGTCGCCTACCATAAGGTCGGGTTTGCTATTTGTGAAACCAGAAAGTATCCTGGTTATTTGAATCGAGACTCAATCGTTGTCGTCCAACATCTTTCTAGTTGACATATTGGCGCTTATGATATAATCAGCTTAGTTACTAGATACCAGTACTCTAGGCTCTAGTCTCAACCCCGGCCACCAATAAGTACGGCCCCGGAATAATCTAATTATTTCGAGGCTTTTTATATGGGATCGGGGTTATTTGGTACGAACATATTAGCCGGGCATGGGTTCTTTGGATTTGACCCCACACCAGGCTACAGCATCACTAATGCAGCAAAGAGTTTTACGGGTTCCACTCCAAAAGGCCCACAATTCAGTGATCCAACGGGGGTAAAGGGCTCGCCACAGTCAAATGTTGCAACACCACAAGCATATAGCGCCAATTCCGCTCCTGCGGGTGCAGCAGTCAACTCTGGTCCTGTAGCCGGTGTTGGGGGTGGCGGTGCAGCTTATTCTCCCCCTGTAGACCTATCCGGCTTTGACCAATCCATCGGCAATACTAATTCGGCCATAAATCGGCTCGGTGACCAATTCAATTCTGGCAACTCCGCTATTGATAGCTCCTACACCAATGCTCTAAATCAACTTTTGCTAAGCAGAAATCAGGGCCAGCAAGCATATACCACTAACAAGCAGCAAACTGCCGATAACTATGTTAGTGCTAAGAACACTATCGGAGCTAATGCTGGCGCATCCTTACAGGGGTTGCAACGTCTCTTAGGCTCGCGTGGCGCT